TTCTGTTGGTTGTGGCGCCTGGTTGTTTACCGCTCCTAAAACCGCCTCTTTCGTAAGAACCTTCAGAAATATGGTAGGCTGGGCCCATTGTTGCTGGCTCTACACTTTCTTGAGCCTCAGATATTTCTGTAGTTTTGTTTTGAAACTTGTTCCAATAATTAGATTTTTTTGTATATTTTCTAGGCATATTTATTTTATTATAAAGTTCTTTACACAAAGTTAAAGTAACTTTGTCAACTTTAGTTAATAAACATTGGGGTAAACCCTATATTTTCATCTTTAGGTATATCCATCATATCATAATATATGTTCATTCCCCAGTTTCCTAATACTAAAGCGGAATAAGAGTCCTTTCTTGGTCTATCTGCACCCTTTTGTCTTTTTAAATTAGGTGGTAAATCAAAACTTTGAGTGCCACCAACTGAAGTTGAAACTTGTATAAGTGCACACTCTGACTTTGTTAGATCCAACATATCTTTTTGATGTTCTATAAACTCTATCATTTTTGCTCCAACATTTCTTTCATCTTCATATTTAGAAAACTTTAATTCTTTTATGGGTATTTTTTTAGATTTTTGCATAGAATAATTGTCATCCATAGCTGTAGCTCCAAAATATAATTTTTTTCTATCGAAAGATGTTTGAAGCATTTCGTTGGCATTTCTAATCCATTGTGACGTAGGTTTTCGTAAATTACATATAACACCGCTGGATAGATTGTATTGTCTTCTAGCTTCTTTTAAATCATTAACATAATTTTGTGGGTGTATAAAATCTGATTCAAAGCACCCTATGTTAATGTTTGCTTTTTTAAATATTTCACTTTCATTAACTGAATTTAAAAACTGCACTCCACCATTGTAGTCTCCTACAATCATAATAATATTAAAATGCTCTAAAAGATATTTGAAGTATATAATATGTTTTTTAAGGTTTGTGCCGGGCAAAGCATAACTATGAACAAGGACACCTTTTTTTTGCTCTGGTAGTAATTTTATTATTTGTATAGCAAAATCATCGGATGTTTCAGATTCAGACCATGATGGGTCAAATGCCATTATGTATTTGCTATCTGGATCACCGGCCACTTCTACAGTTGGGGATTCTCCATCTACAACAGTACAATCTGACATTTTGCTAATTTTGAAATAACCTGCGCTATCATCGGTAAATATCGCATTAAACTCCCGATCAATTTGCGATTGACTCATTGACCCTTTTGCTTGTGATATTAAATTTTCATCATATAAAGCTTTAGGTGCGGCATCATAAGAAAACTGCATAATACACCTTCTGCCTTGGTTTTTAGCACCTGGATTAAATATCATATTTTCATATGCTTGATAAAGTTTATACAAATATTCAAACTTATACGAAGCAGATGATAAACCTATCATTTTATTACTTGGCCATTCTTTTCTTTCTTCTTCACTCATTTTACCAGCCTTAATCATCTGATCTTCAGTGTCTCTAATTTTTTGTCTTTCTGTTGGGTTTTCAACAACAGCCAAGAAAGGTATTATAACCTCGTTGTAAATTTTTTCTGGCATCAAAAGTAACTCATCAACAATAATTCTTTGAAAACGAAAACCACGAAGTTTTTCACCATCACCAAGAGGTAAAGCTGTTATCCTGCTACGGCCTATAACCATTGACCATTCGTCGTTTGATTTTGTTACTTTACCAATACATTGTTGAAACAATTCTGCTTTGCTATCTTGCGCTATATCTTCTATTTTTCGAAATATCATTTTTGATTGTCTAAATGATTTAGATATAATTCCTATGTGCACGCCTTGATTTAACATAGCGTCTAAAAGCGCAAAAATGCCCGTAGAAAACGATTTTGACATACCACGAGACCATATACCTAAAAAGTAATCATTCTGCATCATGGCCTTAATTGCCATATGTTGAAATGGAAATAATTCTATACCCGTAAGGAGTTGCGTACTAAATGTTATATTTTCTTTTAAAAATTTATACAACCAATACTTTGCCTTGTTATCTTCAAGGTATCCTTCTAATTCCAAAATCTGTTTATTTACATCCTCTGTTTTAAGAGGTTTTTGATTACCCGCTTCCCAAGACATTTTCTTCTTCTATATAATATTGAATATCAGTTTCCCAAAGTTCACTACCTAAAGCTAATAGTTTAGGTATAATTAATTCACTTTGCGCTCTACATCTAGTAAAAATAAATTGACATCTTCTAGGAAACTCGTGTTGTAATTTAACCATGTTAGATAGTGCCCAATTTAAACTTGATGGTCTTTTACCTGGAAAATAAAATGTATGCAAGTCTCTTATTTCTTTTTCTACAACTATATACATATAACTATCAATTTCGATACACCTTTGCATCTCTCTTCTAAATCGATCAAAACCTTTTCCAAATGTTCCTATAAAATCAGTTGGGCTTTTTCTGTCTACAAAAGTATTAGTAAAATCTTTGCCAGCTAATGTGTAATCCCCAAAATCAAGTTTTAAATTTTCATAGTTTTTAAAATAAAGTGGTTTTTGTTCTCTTGTGTCAACAAACACCTTAACATCAAAATCGTCGTAAAACTTTTGAGGTATTGGTTTTTTAAGTAAGGGTTCAACTCCTATTTCTTTACATGCCTTATTATACCCGCCATAATATTTTTTAAATATATTTATATCTGGTAATTTTGTTTTATATAGCTCTAAATGATTTGGTGCATATTTCCATTGTTTTAATTTAATTCTTTCTGCTAAAACTTTTAAAATATAATTTTTAACTTCACTTATGTCTGACTCTTCGCACCATTTTCTCATTTGATTTCTAGTAGCAAAATCTGTTGAAAAATATTGTTCTTTATTTTTAAACTGTATCGCATTGCCGTTTAGTTTATTAAATCTTGGATAATGTTTTACATAGTAATCCGCTACATAAAGACCATGCTTTTTGATATGAGCATGTAAAGCTTTTTCAGAAGCGAACTCTTCTCCACATTCTTTGCATTTATAAGACATCATCAATATTTATTCCTAAAACTCTTGCTTTCCAGGCTGACATTCCCTCTATTTTTTGAGCTTCTTCTTTGATTAATTCTTTTTGCATTTCTGCTATACGGACCATGTTTGCTCTTTCTTCTTCTTCTTGAAAAAGTTGCACTATGGATAAAAATGAAGCATTTTCTTTTTGCTTGTTTTTCATTCTTTCTCCACGATCGCCTTGAAGTTTTTTTGTTAAATTTTCTATACGACTTTCACATTGATGATATTCAGAACTTTTTGCTTTAATAATTTCAGCTAACCTTACGGTCATTTCGTCTTGGTCATCAGCACTTTCGAACATTTCATTTAGTTTTTGTAAATGACCGGTTATTAATTCTAAATTTATTATTTCTTTACATACGTTCATGTATAAATTCAATTCATCTGGAGTAAGGTCTGGTTTATCCCAAGTTAATCGTATAAACTCTTGCTCAAAAAGTTCCTTGTCCCTAGGGGCTATATAATTGTTTACAATAGCCACAAATCTTGAATTGTTTAAATTAATCCTTAATTTTTCACAACAAGCTGTTTGCTGTCTGGACATTTTACCCTCTTCTAATCCATAACCAGTAGAATCATTAATTTTTTTAATAATCCTAGAAATAGCGTGCGGCGCTACATATGTTGGAGCTTCTTCTTGGGGAGCCTCTATATTTAGTGTTGTAACGTGCTCGTGAACTGTTCTTTGTTCCTTACTTAAATTTCTTATAGAATTTCCGAATAACTCCTTTGCTATTTGTAAAGATGACCAACCAGCGTCAACTCTTTGTTCTATAATGTTTTCTTGCTCTTGAGTTAATTCAATTGAATCTACTTTTTTATGTTTGGTAGTTTTGGCTTTTAAACCGTTTTCTGCTAAGAACTTTGTGACTGATCTTCCTTCTTTTGACCTGCCATCTAGTTTGTCATCATTAAAAACTATTTTTGTTATGTCAATGATGTTGGGATTCTTTTCAAACTCCTCTAAAATTTTTGTCTTTTGTTCTAGTGTTAAG